AATGACGAGAACGCTGTGGCAAAAAGCAAATTGACTTCTTACGCTCAAAATGCACCTAAAGATGCCGCAAATGGTAGGATTTTCACACGTGAAGATATTGGCAGAATGACTGTGGATGAATTTGCGAAAAATGAAAAGCTTATTATGGATCAAGTAAAACAAGGTCTTATAAAGTAATCATTTTTTGCAATCCACGTTTTAATAGTGAATATGCCACGTCATACTGAGCGAAGCGAAGTATCCCTGTTGTGTTCCTTCCCCTTGGGGGGGAAGGTTAGGATGAGGGGTTAGTCTGAGTAAGTAAGGCAATGCCCCTCCTCGAAATCAAAGATTTCGGTCCTCCCGCAATATATGGGGAGGACAAGGAATTAACATTAAATGAAAACCTCTCCAAGTAAAAGGGCAGGGTGAGGGACTAGTTTTGAACAAATAACGCTAATCCCCTCTCCAAGGGAGAGGGGTTGGGGAGAGGGTTTGATTTAATTCATATTAGTCAGAGATTCTTCGGGTGAATTTTGGCTTTATCCAAAAATCACCCTTGTTCAACTCTCAGAATGGCGAACTAAGCTTTTAAACTAGCTAGATTGCTTCGCATTCGCTCGCAATGACGAGATTTGTGAAGAGAATGCTTTAAAACCGCATACGTCATACTGAGCGAATTTGATATAATTTCTCTTCAATATTTTTATAATTCACTTATTCAAAAAGGAGTAAAAATGAATTTTTTAGAATTAATAAATAAATGCTTGTTAGAATTAAATTATAAACAAGTCAGTAGTTTTGCTGAACTTGTTAAACAAGATCATAAAAGAATTATTGCAATTCTTAATATTATAAATAAAGAGATTTGTGCAATTGAAAATTGGCAATTTCTATTACGAAAAACTAAATTACTAATCCCCTCAAATACGACAGAAGTTGAAAATCCTGTAAATGGCAGAATTTTATATATTCTGTCTAACAAGGGGAAGTATAGATTTTATTCTAACATTGAACCTTTTTTAACAGATTCTGCTCCGAGTGGAACTTATTCTGTTTGTCAAAACAAATTATTATTCCCAAAATCTTCAGAGGATGTTGAATGTGATGTAATTTATTACACAAATAATTGTGTTAAAACATCGGAAGGAAAGGAACAAACAGATTTTGTTTCTCCAAAAGATGAATCAATAATTCCCATGCCATTTGCTGAACAAGTTTTGGTTTATGGAACTTGTATGCGAGTAAAGGCAAATCCTCAATATATAAAATTTGCGTATTGGGCGAATATGTACAAAGAAGCCTTACTTAACCTAAAATCAAAGACTTCTGCATATTCTCAAGATTCTCCAGTAGTAAAACTTTTTCGGCAAAAATAGACAAAAAAAACAGGAAGTCCTTTTCATTCCCCCCTGTTAAGATTTACACTAGCCGAAATATAAATAGCATGTACATTATACTAATTATTTAGTAAAAACACAAATTATAATAAGAAATGTAAAGATATGAAACAATTGAATTTTATGCAAAAACAGTTTGTAACTGAATATATCAAAACTCTTGATGGTGAAAAATCTGTAAAGAATGCGGGTTTCACTGTTGAAGAGGCAAAAGAGTTTGCTCAAGAGTTGTTATCAAGGGATTATATTATTCGAGAGATTAAATATCAATTGAATAGACAAATTGATGCTCTCAATGTTCCTAAAGGTTATGTAATTCAGAAGCTCTTGCAGATTGCACAGTTCTCGCTGGAGGAAGAAGATATTTTGGATAAAGATGGAAATTTTACCGGAAAAAGAAAGCTTCGGGATTCCTCCGCGGGCTTAAAAGCGTTAGAAAGTTTGTGCAAATATTTAGGCTTTTCTTCTTCTGTTGGGGAGTCTTACAGGGAAGCCAAAATTATTACTATATCCAATCTGGATGATAAAAAGATTTAAGAGGAAATTTATATGAAAGATGATAAAGAAATTGAAAAAATTCTACTGAATGATGAAGAATATGAAAATTTTGTAAACAAAAGAACGGAGCAGGATTTTGAAAAAGAGCTTGAAGATTCTTGCTCAAATGAAGTTGTTGTAGAGGATTTCAAATCTGTTCCCAAGGAAAAATTGTTTTCTAAAAATTCTCTGTATTCTGTAATAAATAAGACGAGTAAAACAAAATCTTATATCAATGGAGTCCAAGCAGAGGGTTTTCTAGGTTCTCAAAATATTGTAAGGGCAAATTTTTTGGATAAAAAGATAAGCTCTTTTGTTGCAGGTGATATGTACATAAAATTTTATAAGTACAAGGTATAAAATATGTGTAAATTTGTCCAAGTTATATATAAACCTTCATTAAACCTGTTTTTAAATTTGCACTATATCCCAGATATTCAAAGGTGTTATTCTCAGTACTCAAAATATTTGCAAGATGATTTTGCAAAATTCAATGAAAATATTTGTTTTTATTTAGAACAATCTTTCCCTTTCTTTTGGGTTGTTTTGGATAATAATGATGATTTTATGGGTTTTGTTGCATTAGAAAATCCTTGTGGAGATGAAAAAACTCTCTATTGTGCGGAGCTTTTAACCTGTTTGGATAAAAAGGCTTGGGGAAGTTTTTCTCGTTATAGTGCAAAAGTTTTTTTGAAGAAATGCTTTGAAGAACTTGGAATTTATAAAATTAAGGCTCTTGTATTTCCTGATAATTTTAGGGTTTCAACCTTATTAAAAACTTCTGGATTTCGGTATGAAACGACATTGAAGTCTGAAACTCTTAGGATGGGTAAACCGCAAGATATAGATATTTATGCAGTGTATTCAAAATAAATTGTAAAAATACTTTCCATTGTGAGAGAGTACAGAACGTCATACTGATCGAAGCCGAAGTATCTATAATGGGAACGTCGTGTTCCAGTTAGGATGAGGGGTTAACCATAACAAGTAAAGGAAAGGGGTAAATCGAGCAAGTAACGCTACGCCCATCTCCAAGGGAGAGGGGTAGGGGAGAGGGGTTGATTTAATCAATCAATGCAAAGAGATTCTTCGGGTGAAATTGTCTAGATGTATTCAAAAATCCGATTTGCACATCCCTTAGAATGGCGTTTAAAATTAAATAACAAATTATATAATAACTACCCCCTCCTCGAAATCAAAGATTTCGGTCCTCCCACAACATATGGGGAGGACAAGGAATTAAAATTAAATGAAAAAACAACCCCTCTCCCCATCCCTCCCCCTCGGGGAGGGAGAATAGAAATCCTCCGTCATACTGAGTGGAGCGAAGTATCTCAAACACTCAGTTTTATACGTAATTCTTCTCAGTTATTAAAATTTAATTAAAACTCATAGGAAATTATTTATGAAATATAAATTACTTGAAGCTCAACGAAAATTTTTAGAAATCCCGCACGATTATTCTTTGGATGTTGCGGTTTACCAAGGCGGTTATGGCTCTGGCAAAACTTTTGCAGGTTCATTATTGGGAATTCTTTTAGCTTTAAAATTTGCTGGAATACGTGGGCTTGTTGGTGCTCAAACATACACTCTAGTTAGAGATACTACTTTGCAATCATATTATGAACATTTGGATAATATGAATTTTGTTGAAGATGTGGATTACAAATGGGTAAGTACTGAACAGAAATTGGTGTTTCGTAATGGCTCAGAAATTTTATTTAGGCATTTTGAAGAACCGAACAAATTAAAATCCTTAAATTTGGGCTTTGTTGAGATAGAAGAAATGTCGGATATTCCTTATGATACTTTTAAGATGCTTTTAGCTCGTATGCGTCAGAGAATTTCTAAAAAATGGAAGAATTTTACTTATAGAATTTTTGGGCATACGAATCCTGAAATGCAACGAGGATGGATTTATAAAACTTTTTTTGAATCTTCGGCTCCAAATTATCGAGTGATTTGTGCTCCGACAACTCAAAATATCTATCTTCCAGAAGGTTTTTGCTCCGAGTTGAAAAAGTTGTACGATAAAGGGTATTATGAAACTTTTGTACTTGGAAAAACTGGGAATTATACTCAAAATCTTGTTGTAAAAGATTTTTCAGATGAAAATATTCGAGATGTAAAATATCAAGAGAATTTAGACGTCCATATCAGTTGTGATTTCAATGTTGACCCTATGGCTTGGGTTTTGGCTCACAAGACGGCGGATAAAGTTTTTTATTTTGATGAACTTGTTCTTGAAAATACAACGACTTCAAAAACTTGTGATGAATTTTTTCGCCGTTATCCAAATCATAAAGGTAGAATTATTGTAAATGGCGATGCTTCTGGTGATAATCGTTCTTGCACGAGTGAATATACAAATTATGTAATTATTAAAAAACGTTTGGAATCTTATGGTTATGATGTGGAGATAAAAATAAAAGCTTTTAATCCTCCGATAAAAAATAGAATTGCGGCATTCAATGCGAAAGTTCGTAATGCAAATGGGGATATTGGTTTGTATGTTTCTCCTAAATGTGAAAAACTTCTTTATAATATCTATAATCTTAAATACGTTGAGGGCGGCTCAAGAATTGATGTTCCTTCATATTCTCAAATCAAACAAGTACGAGAATTGAAATTTTTATCACATCCATTTGATGCGGCTTCTTATTTGGTTGATTTTTATTGGCCGATTGTATTGTAGGAAAGGAATTTGTTTTATGGAATCATTATTGTATTATTCCCCAGTTATTATTGCTGTTGTGGTTTTTCTTGTTCAACAACGGATAGTTGTTACTCCAGAACAATTGGAACGAAAACATCGTGAAATATTGTCAGATATAGAAAATCGTTTTGTGTCTATTCATAGTTATGAAGATTTGAAATCTCAATTTTCTGAAATAAAAGATAAAATTGACAAAATCTATGACTGTCTGATTTTGAAGTGATTGGATAATGGCTATGAGTTTATAAGTTGGTTATTGTCGGTGTGGCAACGCCGACCTACTATCCACTTATCTAATTATCAAATTCTCATTATATTAACATTCCGTAAAGTAATTTTGAAAAACTTGATATTTGTGTTATTATTGCACTACAAGAATAGATTATCACTTTTAAAAAAGGGGAAAAATATGATTTCAGTAAACGATTTTAAAACAGGTTTGACAGTTGAATTAGACAACGGTCTTTGGACTGTTGTTGAATTTTTGCACGTTAAACCAGGTAAAGGTGCTGCATTCGTTAGATCAAAATTGAAAAACGTTATCACTGGTCAAGTTGTTGAAAAAACATTTAGAGCTGGTGAAAAAGTTGCTAAAGCTACTTTGGATAGACGTGAAATGCAGTATTTATATAAAGAAGGTACCGCTTACGTTATGATGGATAACGAAACTTATGATCAAATCCACGTTGAGGAAGCTCAAATTGGTAGCGGAATCAAATATTTAAAAGAAAATATGAACGTTATGGTTCTTACTCACGAAGGTAAAATCATTGGTGTTGATATTCCTGCTCACGTTGAGCTTGAAGTTGTTGATACTCCTCCATCTGAAAAGGGTAACACTTCTCAAGGTGGTACAAAACCAGCTACTTTGGAAACAGGTGCAGTTGTTAACGTTCCTTTCTTCGTTGCAAATGGTGACGTTATTAGAGTTGATACAAGAACTAATGAATATTTAGATAGAGTATAATTTTAGAAAGTTATACAATTTAGATAAGGAAATAAATAAATGAAATTTGAAACAGATTATATAGAAAAATTA